CAAATATACTCTTGCTTTAGCAAAAGAAGTTTTAGGTAATATTAGAGGTAAGTATTCTTCTATTCCAATTCCAGGTTCAGAAACTACTTTAAACGGAGCTGATTTAGTATCTCAAGGTCAGACAGAAAAAGACGCTTTAATTACTCAACTAAGAGAAAATCTAGAAGCAGTTTCTAGACAATCTCAATTAGCTAAAATGACTGAAGAAGCAGATAATATACAATCTCAATTAAACAAGGTACCTATGCCTATTTATATAGGTTAATGATATGGCATTATTTGGAGGTCAGAGAGACGCTTCTTTAATTAGAAGTTTAAATAGAGAATTAATTCACAGATATATAGATACAGAAGTGTTATTTTACAAAACACAGCTGAACTCTATATCTACAAATATCTATGACGAAACGAATAATAAAGTATATCAGCAACCTGTTTTAATTCCATGCATCGTAACTTTTGAAGATGAAGTTTGGGCTACTGAAGATTATGGACCTGATGTAACGCAAAATTGTACTTTTGCATTTTTAAAAGACGATTTAGTAGATGGAGGGAATCATCCTGAAATTGGAGATATAATAGAATACCGTTCTAGATTTTTTGAAATAGATTCCACAGTAGATAACCAAAATTTTGCAGGAAAAGATCCAGATAGCTGGTTCGGCGGAAGTGAGCATGGATATTCTTTATCTTATATCGTTCAAGCTCATATGACTCGTCAATCAAAAGTAAATATAGTGCAAACTAGATTTGGAACACCTCCGACATCTAAACCAATATTACCAAGTAACTTATAATGAGACCAGATAAAATAACTAGAAGTGAAGCAACTTTTACCTCTGATAAAGAGGTTAAGCGTAATGCTGGATATACTGATATCAAAAGAGACGGGTTAGTTAAAGACATTTCAACTTCATTATATGATGTAGACTATGCAATTAAATGGCACTTGGAAAATATGATTACTCCTACTATTGTAGAAGAAAATTCTGTTATAACAGTGCCAGTCATGTTCGCAGCTGGAGAGAAATGGGCATCTGTGCAAAAGCATGGATTTCTTCGTGATTCTCAAGGTAAACTTCTTACTCCACTTATTATGATAAGAAGAAATTCTGTAACTAAAAGAGAAGACATTCAAGATTTAAAAGTGTTAGAAACGCCAGATGCGAGAATTACTTTCGAAAGAAAATATACTCAAAGAAATAGATACTCTAGATTTGATTTAGCTCAAAGACCAAGAGAAAGAGAATTTTATTCTATGGACGTGCCTAAATTTGTACAAATAGAATATGAACTTTTATGTTGGACTAATAATACTGTACAATTAAATGAAATTGTAGAGCAATTAATGTGGTTTGACGGAAAGGCTTTTGGAGACGCTCATAAATTTATTACTCATATAGACCCGCCGTCATTTGAAAATATGAATGATACGGGAACTGACAGAGTGGTAAGAGCTACATTGTCAATGAGAACCAAAGCTCATATATTAAATTCTCATGGACCAAATGCACCTTCTTTATATAAACTTAATCCAGTTAATAAAATTATTGCTGGAATTGAAATAGACGGAGTTACTGAATCAGTTTCTTCGTTAGCTAATATAGCTCCTAGAGAAGCAAGTACTACTTTATTAAATGGTTTTGGTTCTAGAAGTTCAGGCGGTTCGTCAAGTACAGAAGCTCTTGCATATTTAACTATTAATAGACAATTAACAGGTACTGTATTAAATAGCACTACAGTATCATTTCCTTCAGCATGGGAAACAGCCCCTACAGGATTACCAGCAACCAGTGTTGATAATTTTACATTTTTGCATAAACAAATGAATTGGGAAACGGCAGCTGCATTTATACCTAGATCTGCTATTGTATCATTTACTCAATTTGCAGGAACTTCTACACTTGTAGTAAACACAACTAATTTAGATTATGAATTATTTCCCGGAGATGAAGTAGTAGGAATAGGAAAATTCATTGTACAAGACAATTTAGCATAGGTTTCGAAAGGTTACTCCATATTTATATTAAATTAAAATAATCAAGTTATGACAGAACAAACTGCAATCACACTTACAGAGTCAGAGTTAAATGCACTCAGAGAATTGCGTGAAAAATACGCATTATCAACCACTCAATTTGGTCAACTTAAAATTGAAAAAAGATTAATACAAAAAGAACTAGATCGATTAAGTCGTTTAGAAGAAGAATTTGAAAGCCAATACGATGCTATTATAGAATCTGAAATTGTTTTAGTTAAGCAAATTGAAGAAACTTATGGTCAAGGAAACATTGACTTAGAAACAGGAATATTCACTCCTGTACAATAACTGTTTGAGTCAGATTAATCATATTTATTAATGATAATTAACTTAAACTAAATCTTTAACACATAAAACACAATGGCAGAAAAAATCGTTAGCCCGGGTGTCTTTACCGAAGAAAAAGATTTGTCTTTCTTACCTCAAGGAATTTCTGAAATTGGAGCTGCATTCGTAGGTCCTACATTGAAAGGACCAGCAATGGTTCCAACAACAGTTTCTTCTTATAATGAGTTTGTGCAAACTTTCGGTAATACCAACCCTAATTTATACTTACCTTACACAGCTAAGGAGTATTTAAACTCTTCAGGACAATTAACAATTGTTCGTACTTTACATGATGATGGATATAAAGTAGTAAACCCAGTTGCTCTAGTTGCTACAGGGTCTTTCGGAAAAAGACACATCGCATTAATACACCCATCTCAAGTAGTTAATGAAACTGCTACAAACTTTGCAATTGCAACCGCTACTGCAATGTTTGAAAAAACAGCATTATCAGCTAATACTTCAGGTTCAGTAGTAGTTAAATTATCAGGGTCATATACAATTGACGCTGCATTTACAGTACCAGCAGGAACAATAGGTTCTTCTTTTAGTGCTTCATTAAGCAGCGTTTCTGCAAACTATTTATCTAAAGTATTTAGTAAAATACCTAACACGACAACTCAGCCTGGATTCCTATATACATTATTCGATTCAGCAGCTGCAAGTGCATTAACTTTAGATCCTGCATGTTCAATAATTTTAGAAACTGGATCTTATACTTCAGAATCTACATTTGGTCATGCTACCACTCCATGGGTTATATCTCAGACAGTAAATAATACAAATTACAACTTATTCAAAATTCATACTATCAGTGATGGTAATACTTCGAATTATGAAATTAAAGTTGCAATTTCTAATATTAAAGCTGCAGGTACTGTACCAGGATCGACTTATGGTTCATTTACAGTAGCTGTTAGAAGTGTAGATCAGACTTATTTAAAAGCAGTTGGGTCTCCATATGATACAACTGACACTGATGTTAGACCAAATTTCTTAGAAGTTTTTGATAATGTAAATTTAGATCCTAACTCTGCTAGATATATCGCTAGAGTAATTGGAGATAGATATAGAACATTTGTAAATGGTAAAGTTATTTTATTTGGTGACTATGCTAACAAATCTAAATATATTTATGTTGAGGTTGACACGAATGTTGCTAAAGCTGCAATATCTGAAGAATTAGTACCATTTGGTCACGCTGCTTTAATTAGCCCATTACCTTCATCTTACACTGCTCCAAACTCAGCATCTTTAATTGTATCTCAGTCAGTAGCTGGTATTTACAATAAAAGAGTGCATTTTGGATTTAATTATGATTTAGGTAGTACAGATAATATCAATTACTTAAAACCACTTCCAGCTGCAGCAGATCAGACAGTAGGTAATAATGCTATATTCTTATTATCAAATATCAATCAAAGTGCCGCTGCTAATTATCCAACAGCTGCAACAGCATATTCAGGATCAATTAACTTAACAACTAATACTTCTGTTGAAACTCGTAAATTTATTGTACCTTTCCAAGGTGGATTTGACGGAGTTCAACCAAACAGAAGAAGATTATCAGGAGATGAGATTGTAGCTTCGAATACTCAAGGATTTGACTTAAATGGATTGTCTGGTAAAGATTATTCAGTTTATACTAATGCTATTGATGCAGTATCTAATCCAGATGAATTAGATATTAATATGTTAGTTCTTCCAGGTGTTATTCAAACATTGCACCCAGCAGTTATTGACTATGCAGCTAATATGTGTTTAGACAGAGGAGATACTTTCTTAGTATTTGACTGTGTTGGATTAACAGATAATATTGCAACAGCAGTAGGTGCAGTTCAAACAATTGATAATAATTACGCTGCAACTTACTACCCATGGGTAAAAATATTAGATGCAGGTATTAACAAACCAGTTTGGGTTCCTCCGACAGTTGTTATTCCAGGTGTTTTATCTTTCAATGATAAAGTAGCTGCAGAATGGTATGCGCCAGCAGGTTTAAATAGAGGTGGATTATCAACAGTAATCGACGCATACTCTAGATTAACTCACGCTGAAAGAGATGAATTATATGAAGGAAGAATTAACCCAATTGCAACATTCCCTGCTCAAGGTGTATGTGTATGGGGTCAGAAAACTCTTCAAGCTAAACCATCAGCTCTAGATAGAATCAACGTAAGAAGATTGTTAATTGCTGTTAAGAAATTTATTGCGTCTGCAACAAAGTATTTGGTTTTCGAAAACAATACAGCTGCAACTCGTAACCGTTTCTTAAATATTTGTAATCCATATTTAGAGTCAGTTCAACAAAGACAAGGTCTTTATGGATTTAAAGTTATTATGGATGAAACAAATAACACTCCAGACATCATTGATAGAAATATTATGTATGGTCAAATTTATTTACAACCTGCGAAAACCGCTGAGTTTATTATAATTGACTTTAACATTTTACCTACCGGTGCTGCCTTCCCAGGAGCATAATAATTAATAAAGAATTAAGGGGCTATAATATAGTCCCTTTTCTTTTGTTTTTTCGATACTTCGATATTTATTATAAATCGAAAGGTAATGTTTTTTTCAAAACAAAGATATTTATTTAAAATAATAAAATAACAAACAATACAATGGCTGAATTATTAGACCCAACGGAAATCATGTTTACTGCTTTTGAACCAAAAGTGGCTAACCGTTTTATCATGTATATTGAAGGTATTCCTGCTTACCTAATAAAAGCAGCTAACAGACCTGGAATCACTTTCGGAGACGTAGTATTAGATCATATCAACGTTGAGAGAAAACTAAAAGGAAAAGGTAGATGGAATGATGTTTCTATCACTCTTTATGATCCTGTAGTTCCGTCTGCATCTCAAGCAGTAATGGAATGGATTCGTTTAGGAAAAGAATCTGTAACAGGTAGAGATGGTTACTCTGACTTTTATAAGAAAGACATTACTTTCAACGCTTTAGGACCAGTAGGTGATAAAGTTGAAGAATGGACTTTAAAAGGAGCTTATATTGGAGACGCTAACTTTGGTGACTTTGATTGGTCGACAGAAGACGCTATTAACATTACATTAACTTTGAAATACGATTACGCAATACTTCAATTCTAATTAAAAAATTTATTAAAAAAGATTTGGTACTTTGAAATTAATTA